CTCACCACCTATATGAGCCTTTTCACCCACACGAGCATTGTTACCTACACAAGCCCTGTTACCTATATGAGCCATGTCATCTACATAAGCATTGTCACCTATATGAGCCTCACCATCTACACGAGCATTGCCACCAACATAAGACCATCCCCCAACATAAGCCTCACCATCTACATGAGCATTGCCATCTACATGAGCATTGTTACATACACGAGCGTCGCCACCTACATAAGCCTCGCCACCTACCCAAGCGTTGCCATATCCTGTATCGTTTGATAAATTGTCCTCGCTTTCAATATAGCCACCTAAGTCCCCTTTCGATACATTACCAAAATCTACAAGGGCTCTTATTCTGAAATATCTCTTACCAAAAATAGATTTCGTATCGGTCGTTAGTTCATACTTTTTCATTTTCTCAATATCCTTTCTGCATACTCACGCCCATCCTCGGTATTTCCACTGTTATAGACGCTAAGTGCGTCTGTATAGTTTCCATATTGTTCATATAGCTTTGATAGTATGGTGCAACCCAAAATCACATTTTCCTGTGGGTTAAACAAATCCACGATTCCCAGCTCTTCCATTTCGACCCTATGCCATCTAGGTTGTATTTGCATTAGTCCTATACTTTCACCATTGTCACCGATGGCATTGGGGTTGCCATTGGATTCCTCTAGGATAATGGCTTTTATAATTTCCGGGTCCAATCCACACTTGATTGCAATATCATCAATCATTTCATCGCATATCCCCGGTATATTGAGCCTATACTTAGTGGGTTCAGTCTCACACGCCTCGGGAAATTCGATTCTCGTTGCTAGACCATTTAGTAGTAATACCGATAAAATCACCAATGTTGGTGCAATAAAGCTGTACAGCCTTATACCTTTTCTCTTTCTTTTAACCATTTTTCATACTCCTTTATGTTTTGAGGATTTTCATAAAACCTAGTAATGGTTTCCACCAAAGAGCTAGCAAGCTCTGTGATGTCTTTTTCGTTAATTTCCACTTTCTCGCTCATTCAAGATAGTCTCACATTCTGCTAGAATCTCTTTTGCCTTTGGTGATGTGTAGACACCACTTAGCACGCTTGACATCATAGGTGGTTGTACTTTAAACCCACGCTTTCTCAGTTCAAATATCATATCGACCTGACGAATACCTAGTGACATCATTCTTCTCTTAATTTCGCTCATACATTTCTCCTTTCTTACATCTTGAATTTATAAAACACGATTGACATTCTAAATAATTATTGTTATTATTCTTATGTAAACAACTCGCTTTTTCTTTTTAGAGTTCTCACCTCTAAAAAGATGGGATTTTTGTTGTCAATTCGTATTTCAAAACTTCTTATTCTTATTCTAGTTCGTGCATAACGAATTGTCAAGCACAAAAATTCATTTTTATAAAATTATTTTACGAATGGAGATTTTGGTATGTCATTTAAAGAAAATTTGAATAGGATTTGTAAAGAAAAAGACACATCCTTAACTCGAGTAATGCTTGACTTAGGTTTTTCATCATCAAAAGCAACTGCTATAAATACAGGTCAGCTACCAAAGGAAGAGGTGTTGATACGCCTTGCAAAACATCTAAATTGTCATGTAATGGATTTTTTCATGGATGATGACGAGCCTAGCAACTCGGTCAACTCAACAAGTAATAGTGGTGATATTTCCACAAATATCGGTGATACAAGTAGAACAACGACAAATAATTATTATTCATATGGTAATCGCTCAGATTGTCCTACACCTAGCGATGTTAGTTTAGTTTTTAAGATGATGGATATCATGCGTGAGTTAGATGATAAAAGTCTTAGCGACCTTATTAAATATGGCGAATATATAGCCAATAAGCGTGGGGAATAAAATGGACGCTGTAATATATGCGAGATATTCTAGCAATAATCAGAGAGAGGAATCGATAGAGGGTCAAATAAGGGAATGTCGAGAATTTGCTGAGAAAAATAATCTACAAATCGTTGATGAATATATAGATAGGGCGATATCAGGTAAGACCGACAATCGCCCAGCTTTTCAGCGATTAATAAAAGATAGTTCTAAGGGTAAATTTGATGTTGTGATAATGTACACACTTGATAGATTTGCTCGTAACAGATATGATAGTGCCATATATAAAGCAAAATTAAAAAAGAACGGTGTTAGGTTGCTTTACGCAAAACAACCCATGCCAGATACTCCCGAGGGTATTATTTTGGAATCTGTACTCGAGGGGTATGCTGAGTATTATGTGGAAAACCTTAGACGTGGTGTAAAACGTGGTATGCGAGAAAACGCATTAAAAGGATATGTAAATGGCAAAACCCCTCTAGGTTATAGGCGAGGTAAAGATAAAAAATATGAAATAGACCCCTATGAGGCAAAAGCTGTCCGGGAGATATTTGAGAGATATGCTCGTAATGAACCAATTATAGATATAGCAAGATGGCTCAACGATAATGGCTATAAGACTACCACAGGTGGTCAATTTAACAAAAATAGCCTACGACGAATTTTAACCAATGATAAGTATATAGGTGTGTATCGTTACGATGATATTGTCATAGAGGATATTGTCCCACCTATCATCGACCGAGAATTATTCGAGCGTGTGCAAAATACATTTGAGTATAATAAGCATTTTAGAGCTAAACAAAAAGCTATAGACCCTTATTTACTAACCGGGAAATTATTTTGTGGGCATTGTGGTGCAATGATGATTGGTGAGAGTGGTACATCTCGACATGGTACTACTTATCGATATTATAAATGTGCGACACGCAAGCGAGAGCATACCTGCGATAAAAAGATTGAGCGAAAAGAATGGATAGAACGTACTGTTGTTGAATACACTAAAAATTATGTGCTGACTGATGAAAATATCGAGAAAATAGCCGAAAAGGTTGTGGAACTCATAACGCGGGAATATTCTGATAAATCTATGTTAGCTGAGCTTACTGCTCGATTAGACGATGTTACTACTCGATTTTCAAATTTATTAAAAGCACTTGAGCAAGGTGTGATTTCAGAATCTGTCGCTAATAGAGTTTCTGAATTAGAAAAGGAGAAAAAGTCATTAGAAAAGAAAATAGCAAGTGAAAAGATGTCAAAGCCAACAATCACAAAAGATATGGTTGTATATTGGTTATTATCGTTTAAAAATGGTAGTATTGATGACGAATCGTACCAAAGACGAATCATTGACACATTGGTAAACTCTGTCTTTATATATGACGATGACGATGGGACGGCTCGATTAGTGCTGAATTTCAACACTTCGAGCAACAACAATGTTACGATAAAAGTATCGGATACTACATCATTAGCTATACCAATGTACGCATATCCGAACCCTTATTTTGTGACCTCAACTCACATCGGATATGTGTTTTTAGTAAAAAGGTAAATCCCACTAATTGCTAGTGGGATTTTCCTTTTGAGATATATAAATCAACTAAGATTTACTACTAATTAAATATATCTGCTAGTATATCGTCAGATATGTCGCCTAAGACATAAGCATTTTTGATTCCGTGCTTTTTGATGTATGCCTTAGCCGATTCATTTGTGTACTTGTTGAGCAATATAACAGGGTAATCTCCGATGTTGCTTGCTACAAGTCCGTCTGCCCAAGCATTGACCAAAATCACAGTATCTGCGTGAGGATAAAATAGGTCAGCAATCTTTGTTGATGTCTCGTACCTATCTAACCCGTCAAGCCTTGTTACCTTGCTGATATCGGCAAGTTGTCGCTCAATATCCTTTGATACGACACTCTCTCCACCTAGTATGATGTACTCTAGGTAAGATTGTTTGTCTAAGAACGACGCTTGCTTGATTGTGAGATAGTCCCCAACCATCATAACAGGGTATCTGACTGTCGATACAGATACACCATCTGCCCAGTCTTTACCACTTGTGATGATTAGCTTGTTAGCACCTTTTATGCACTCTTTGAGTACCTCAAGATTAGTTGCGTATCTATCAGCACCACTGAGCACCTTTACTCCTGTACCATTAATCTTTACATCACCACCGACAACTGTTGTCTCAAGTCCATTAGTACCCTTGCACTCATCATATACTAGGTTAGCATTTTTAGTGTATGCAAGATAGCCAGCACTCAAGCCATCGGCAAATGTCTTGCCACTAACAACAACCTTGTTAGGCTTTAGATGTGATTCAACGATTAGGTCAGCCGTCTTATACCTATCTGCTCCAACATACCTAGTGATAGTCACATCTGATGGAATAGTCTTTTTCGGTGGGGCAAGTTCGGTAGGCGTGTCATAATAATATTCTGCTCTACGATATAGTTCATCCAGTCTTGCGTACCATAGTCCCGGACACTGAGTAGGCTTGATGTCACAATGCCCTCTAAGTGGCAATTTGCGACCGTAGAATCGCCATATATCAGCGATAAGTTCTGCTACTGTCTCAAAGTCAGCTGGTCTACACTCAGGGCGACACTCAATACCTATACTCCTTGCGTTTTCTTCCATTACCCCAGTGTGCCAAGCAACATTATGATAGCTAACAATACAAGCTACTCTGCCCGCCTCTGCCACTAGATGAGCCGATGAACCAGCCTTTGGATTGCATAGCCAATTAACAACACCCATGAATGACTGTCCCATTGCTCCCCAATGATGAATACAGATGTATTCAGGATGATTCTGATTCGTTTCTCCGACAAAGTATTTGCCATAGTTAGGGCTGTCAAAGTCCTCTATAAATTGATATGCCATAGTATTTCACCTACTCCCTAAAACCTTTGATTACAGTATCTTCCTCATCTGATGGGTCATTCTTTCTCGGCTCGGTATATTCCATAGCCTGTGCACTATCCTTTATACCATCCGTTGTTGGGTCAACAACCACACCAAGTAGTACAAGTAGTTGTATTACTATCACAAATAGATTGTGCCACTGTTCCTGAGTAATAGATGGTACTATTCCCACCATACCTAGAAATGTGTACACAATAGCTAGAGCCGTTGATACTATAGCTAGTAGTGTGACCTTGTTTTTTAGTCTAAGTTTTAAATTCACATTAACCTCTCTTTCTTAGCACCCACATTCAATGAGCGTATTAACATCTTTAATCGGTAAAGCACAATAGTGCCTATAAATATCATCCATAGTGCCATTACCATCTAACTCTTTGTATGCCTCAAACATGGTGGTCATATCCTCGAACTCTATAATCGATTTCCATCCCCGCTCTATTGCGACTAGCATTTCTGACCTCAGTCTGAATCGTAACATTGCCCTAGTCCCGACCGAATTAGCATTGAGTTGTCGAGTAATTTCTTCGATAGTATGTTTAGAGTTAGTGTTATCGAGGGATTTTTGGTAGTCGGATTCTATTTTCTTAGCCAACCAATTAAACCCTCTTATCATCGTACTTATGATTGCCAAAATTCCAACGGTTATTGAAATAACTACTGCTGTCATGCAAATACCCCCTACTGACCTAATTTCGAATATATTGCTTTAATTGAACTCGCATTAAATGTATAGTTTGTCTTATAAGTCACACCTTTGTATACGGGGAACATTGTTGTGAATGTTCCACCTGAACCCTCTCCATATACAGACCCCTTGATATCGTTCTTAGTATCAGATATGTAGGTTAGTGTATAACTTGCCGAGCTCGAGCTTATGACTTTTACAGTCAAAAATCCATCAGCCGGGCAAGTCCATGACCCATTGCCCCAATATACATCGACTGGTTCAGCAAATTTTGGGGACACTCTAGCGAGATAGTTCGCAAGTGTTTTTAGTGTGCCACGATATAATTTATCACCTGAACTGAGAATCACTAATGTGTCATCTTTGTACACCGAACCCGGTGCATTGTCGAGACCTCTGACATTTATCGAGAGTGTTCCATTCTCGTGCATTTCCAATATCTGATTAAGTGTCTCATTGGTATGATTGATATCATTCGCCCCAAATAAGGACGTGTCATCAAACTCATAGTATGTGGTTTTGTCCTCAAAAGACACTGTGCCATCATCATTCCTAATCATGTTGTATTTCTTATTTCCCGAATAAATTGCGTCTTTGTAATCTGTTCTCAAGCTCATTAGATTACCACCTTTCTTTGCTCAAACCTTATCTTTAAGTGTCGTCTATTATCATAAGAGTTTTGTAAAATATTGTATAAACGCAATATTTCACCCTCTAACCTATTTAGGTCTGAAAATGTCATGATACCCTCATCGGGTAAATATCTAGGTGTGTTACCTATATTCAGATTGACCGTATTAGCATTAATTGTGCGTAGATTATCCTCAAATACATTTATCTCATCTGCATAAAAATAATCGCCCACTTGCTTATCTGCTCCCATATCGATTATCGAAAACTTTGGGTAAAGAACTTGTGCCAAAGTGTTCAGACGGTTGAGGTTATTTTTAATACGATTGTAATCTTCTGCATTAAAGTAATCTCCCTCATACACATCATCGATATAACTTGCTGACCAATCCGTTTTTGGTTTTTGCCACATATTATCCCCCTTGTCGCCTTGCTATCACACTTGCTGAAAATGAATTAGTAAATTTCATATTATATTTGTATATACATACTTTCATCTCAGGGTGGAACTCATTTTCCTGATTAACAATGTCATTTGCGTCCAACTCAGGATTCCCTCTCGTATCATATTCATACTCGATTCCCGATGTATAATACTCTTTGAGCCATTGTAATAGCTGATTTGCCATCTGCTCATCGCTTAGTAGTGGGTTTGACCACTTAATGACCCTACCTCGATTATTCAGCGACGCTCTAACTTGTTTCTCAATAATATTGTATTTGCGACCCTTTATTTCCAGCTTATGCTTACCCGCCACCTGATATCGCACTGATATTGCATAATTTGATTTACTAACAACGCTTGCTAGATTAGACCTGTCATCGACTAGCACGTTAAAATCATAGCAAGGTGAATCAAAGTAGTATGTAATCACTTGATTTTGTGCGACTTCGATATCCTCTGAAATTAGCACGTCTACTTTGTCCGATTCCTGATAAGTGTAATAAGGTACTATAATTTCCTTAATCGATTCCTGCTTTATAGCCTTTGGTGATGACAACATATCTCGTCTAGTTATCATAAAGTTTGTAGCCGTCTCTAAACCGATTCGCCTTACTACCACATGGTTGTTAGGTTTGATGGTTTCCTCAAAACTGAATACCATCTTGTCACATTCGCCAAAATCTCGTATGACCGACATCTTTTTACTAATCTCTGAGCTATCCACAGTAAAAGTATTTGTATTCACACCGTTATTATATGTATCGATTGTAAATAAAGACGGTAATGTGTCACCGAACTCAATATTGACATTATAGTATGCCCTTATATTATCCATTGTGACTGCAATTTTGACCGGGTTAGCGAACGCTCCTGTGGAATCTGTCGCTCTATTTGATACAAACCCCACGGGTCTCCTTGACACCCCTGTTCTATTTGCAAAAAACATACTACCATCAACTGTGGTGTAATCTCTATCAAGTCTAGCAAACTCCACCTTTTGACCCGGTTTAAGTACGTTCGCTAGATTCGACATTCTATCCCCATCATCAGAACTGATACTTAATTCAGGTATGTAATTTGACTTTATCTGTATCTCACCCCATCTTGATTGCGATACTGTACACCTACAAGCATTTGCTAATAGCTGTATTGCCTCTTTCAACTTCACTCGAGGTATTGGATTTTTGAGTTTAAGTAATTTTAGTCTAGGTTCTATGTAGTATTTTTTAATACCCATCTCTCTGAATAGACTTGTGAGGACGTCGTAGTAACTAACCCCCATTGATGAATATTGACCCATGCTATACTCTCTGTCCAATCCTCTGAGTAAATCTGTACCTCGGATTGTAGCTGTGTTATCATCGCTCTCCCATTCTGTACAAACAAGCTGTCCACCTTTGACCCATTCGATATTGTTAGAATCGGGTAATTTATAGCCATACATAACACTGAGTTGCTGACCTGTCTCAAAATAGTTTATCGCTGACTTTGGGTTGTCCACATTAAAGTATTTATCGTCGTTTTTGAGTTTGACCATAAAATCAATCTGTGGGATATCTGCTGAAATCGGTGATACATACGATTCAAGTGAACTGTCTAACACATATTCATTGCCATATACCAAGCCTAACCCAAACTGTAGTGACTTTATTCGCACTCTACAACCCTCGTACTTCATTTTTCGCACCAAGATAGTCATTTTTCGCACTTTATCAAAGGTTTCATCTGTTACCCATAGCGATTTATCGTTATTCGTTATATCAAGCCGTTTTCCGTTGTTTGTAAAGATTTTAAACTCTGTTGGATAGTTATATCCAAAGTCTATTGAAAATCCCTTAAAACTGATTTCCTCGCTCCCAAAATTTACCAAAAGTGCAAATTCTTCCGTCTCGAGTGTACTTTCTGATACAATCCCTGTATCATGGTAAATAACATCTAAATCTTCCCTAGGTAGGAATCGCATACTGCCATCTACCTTTGTAAAATTTCGCTCCAATGTGGCATACTCTACATTATTCGCACCAAAGGTTAGCACACTTGCCGAACTAGAGTAATACGATTCGTTACTAGCTCTCAGTTTTGCCTCGGTCTGTGCTGTCTGATTTATCAAGCCAAAAGATACCTGAATAAATGCCCTCTCTCGCAATGGCGAGCTCATACTAGCCTGATATTCTTTTGATACTTTCTGCATAACTCCCCCTTATAGACCTGTGTCGATTAGATTGACTTTACAATTTCTATAATGTGTAGGTGTCCCATCTTCCGTGACCCAATAAGGTTCGGCTGTTCTATCGCCACAATACATCCTAAGTGTTTTTCGAGCATTTGTATAAGGGTCATTGAATGTGACATTAACATAAAAGTTCTGTAGCAATGACAATATTCTCTGCCATTCACTTGCTGTGAGCCACGCCCACTCCAATCCATCTATTTTATATTGGTCTCGTCCGATTCTCTGACCAACAACTGCACCGTTGCCATCTCGACCCGCATTTACAGCCGTTGTGAGAACTATTCTCACTCCCCTTTTGCAAGGGGGTAATGCGTAACCGTTGATTGAAATATAAGCCATGTTATACCCCCTTACTTTGCAAATACAAATCCATTAGCGTTCCTCTGAGTTTCGACCACGTCACTTACTGTCCTATTGCCAATCTGAACTACTGTGCGTTCGCTCTTATCGGCTTGTCGCTTAGTGTCTATCGCAATCTCCCTCAGTGTAGGTTCGATGTATTCTCTGAATAGGTCAGCAAGCTCCTGTTGGGATGTGCCCTCTGCTCGAGATTGTGCTGTCAATCTTTGACTTTCTGTAAATAGGCTATTTGCCACATTTTCTGAGAGGTCATAGTCCTGTACTGCTGTCTGAGACCTATTGATTGCCTCAGCACTCACCAAAATCGCATTGATTACCGAATTTGTACAAGCGACTAGGAGATTGTTCATCTGTGACCAATATCCTGTGAACTGTAGCATACCACTGATTACAGCACTCCTCATTGCCAATTTGATTTGTGACTGATTCAAAACCTCTGTCTGACCATTTATATGTCCGACCATTTCTGCCCCGGATTCACCAGCTACGAACATTGAGCCATGTAGAGCATTGCTAGTACCATTAGCATACATCGGTATGTTACCCCAATGTGTCTGATTACCATTTCTCATATAGCCACCATCTGCGAATGTACCAAAGAGATTTGAGTTGAAATATCCACCACCTGATAGTCCAAAGAAATGTTTAACTGATTTCCAATTCTTTTTCTTTAGTGACACATCGATAGTGATTGATGTTCCGATAAGATTCTCTAAGCTATGTCCTCGAGCAAGCCTTAGATATACACTCACTGTGATATTTCCACCAGCTCCTACCCATGACGCAACTGTTGTCCAACCTCTTTTAATAAGTTGTATTGCCTGACTGAGTACAGGTATATCACCCACCCATTCTTTAACAGTTCTCCAATCTTTACGTCTTAGACTAATTCTCTGACTGAGGGTTGGGATATCACCGATGAATGAGCCTATTGTTGACCATCCATTCTTGGTGAGATTTACTCGCACTGTTATACTGACGCTTAGGTTGTCGGATAAGTTATAGTTTCCACTATTCTTACCTATAACCTTTTTGAGTTCTCGCAATGCACCCTTATAGCTTGTCATCAAATCTCTGCAATCTTCTAGCTTAGGTATAGCTTTCTTCAACTCTCGTCTTAGAGATGAGGCTTGTGTGCTTATATCATGAACATCATCGGATAAGCGTTCGATTGGGTCGGCTAGGAAGAAATCTAGCACCTTATCGATTGTTGCCCCAAATCCGGCTATAGCTGAGTTCTTTGTATATTCCCATACCTCTTCTGCAAAATCACCCATGAACTTAGTAAAGTCCGACATATCGTCTTTCAGTTTTGGTAACTTATCATTTAACCTACCTAAAGCGGGTGCTAATCTACCACTTAGACTATTTGCAACATCTACAAGGCTATCTACGAATAGTACAAGTGCTCCAGCTAGTTCCACTAACAATGCTGTACCTATTGCAATCGCCATTGGTATAGTGCCCCCTGTTCCTACAGTTATAAAACCTAGTCCAGCTGTCACAACACCGATTCCGACTAGCAATAATGTGCCATATTTAATACCCCTCTTAATGGTATCGCCATTTTCCAAAACAGGTTGCCAAGCCTTACCAACCATATCCAATAGTTTTGCAACGATGATAATCTCTGCGAGGAATATCGCTGTTGCTATTCCTATCTCAACCAATACAGCTATACCGATTGCCATGTTAGGTGCGATTTCCTTACCTGCTTGACCAAGTAGATATGTAACTCCACCAACTGCAACAAGTGTTAGCGTTCCTAGTCCGACACCTTTCAAGATATCGTCCTTATTCTCGATTACAGGTTTCCATGCTTTACCAACAAGTCCGAGTTCAAAGCCTATAAGAGCTATTGCTCCCACAAACAGTGCTACAGCTACAATAACTTCACCCATTATCACAAGCCCAAGTCCCATATCTTTTGCCAAATTCTTTAGCTTGCCCGTCATCCCCGACTTAACCGGGTTGACTGATTCTGTAGCCTCTGTAATAGTCTTTGTTTTCTCCAAAACATCTGCTTTTTTAAATGGGAACTTTAGTTTTGAGAACCAACCGAATACGAATCCTAGTCCCGCTAACATTTCGATTACACTGATGATAAGTTTAGGTGAGCGAAGCCCCGACCAATCGCCTTTTTTAAGGTTTGGTATAATCTTTCGTAACTCGTCTATTGTGCCTGATATACCTTGAATTATCATTCCGACACCAAGGGTTTTCCAATTACTTGTCATAATTCCGATGGCTATTCCGATGTTTCCAATACCTTGAATCACATCTTGGATATCGTCAAAATTAATACCCTTTTTAGAGATATGACGCAATGCTGTAACAATTTCACCAATGCCTTGCACAACTTTCAGTGCTCCACCGATTTTAGTTTTGCCGAGAATTATGAATGAATCGCCTAGCATACCCGCAAATTCAGATATCGCTTTCCCAACTGTTGAAAAATCTGCACCCTCTTTTGCGATTCTATGTATAGCCTCGACAAACTCTAGTATATCTTGGACAAATAGAATTGCTCCTACTATGGTTATGCCATTAAAGACACCACCTAGTTTTTCAATCTCTCGAATTGCCGATAACAAACCTTTCGCAACTTTCCACGTACCAAATGCGACACCTATGGCTACCACCTCTTCAAGTATGTGACCAAATCTAGTGTCCATTAACTCGCTCCAACTGTTTATTTCTTTGTCGAGACCGAGCCATTTTTTCATCTTTTGGAAAATCTTATCGAACTTTGGTGTAATCTTACCTAGTGTAAAATCGTAAGAATCTAGGTCAAAATCCATGCCAGTTCCTAGACCATCTACACCACCGATTCCACCACCCCCACCCGAACCACCTGAGCCTTGCTCTAATGGTGAGATGATGTGTAGTTCATCAATTCCTAATAGTGCGTTTTTAAGTTCTTTAGCTTTCTTTGTAGCACCCCCTAGTGCTCGACCCGTATTATTTGCGTTGTTGGTCATACCACCTAGAGCACTGCTACCTTTTTTGACGCTACTGTAGTCAATATCGACTTTCTTATAGCCAAATAATCTAGCAAGCACATTTGCCATCAGGGTAATTACTTTTGCCACTGCGATTGCATATGGTAGTATAGCTTGTAGCATTGGAATGAACATATTACCGATTGCCCTCGCCGCCTGCGTTATCTGAGCCTTGAATATTCTTAGCTGATTAGCAGGTGCGTCGATTGTCCTTGCCATATCACCCTGAGCCACTGTTACTTGGGTCAAAATAGCATGGTATCTCAACTGAGCCTTTTCAGCCTGTGTCATGCTATTTACACTCTGATTTATACCGAGGTTATATGCCTCTTGCTGTAACCTAGCTACAGATAAGTCAAACCCTAGTCGCCTTAGTGGTTCTAGTTCACCCGCTAGACCTGACTGTAGTTTCTGCATAGAATCTTCATAACTGATATTGAAGAATGATGATAGGTCATATCCTAGCTGTGTTAGATTCTTTGACATAATGTGGGCTCTATCACTAGCCACACCAAATCCCTCAGTAATAGTATTAAATATACCTTGGTTTCTCATCCATTCAGCCGGGTCAATTCCCATTGCGTCACTAACCTTTTCACCAAATCGCTGTGCCGACTTAGAACCCTCGCCCATTGACGCTGTGAATAAGTTTAAGTCCTCGATATATTTGTTGGATTCAGTTATGAACCCACTGAGTTTATCTCTAAGTTGTGAAAAACCAACCCATACCATCTTTGCCTTAGCATATATACCTACTAGACTACTTTTTAGACTAGCATTAGCCTCAGCAACTCTACTCGATGTATATGCCAATTTTGAAAATTTAGATGGCAAATTACTAATATTGCCTTGTAATCTTTGTATAACATATCCCAATGGTGCTAGAGCCCCTGTTATGCTCTTTAGGGTAGCTACAAAACCTTGCATATCGGACGCCTTTAACTCCCTCGCTATCGCGGGTAACTCTTTGAGTTGGTTCACAAGTGTCTTTACACCCGACCCACTTTTAATGTGCGATAGACTAGCCAAGCTCTTTGATAATTCGTTTAGATATGAATAATCACCACCCTTAAAATCCTTTAACCCATCGGATATTTTTTTGAGTTGATTTCCAAGGGATGATGATATTTTGTTCTTACTGACATCGGACAAGGTTTTGATAGCACTCGACAAATTTCTAATTTTAACCGACGCTGACCCATCTAATGAGCGAGTTGTATCATCAAGTTTTTTCAATTCACCGATAACACCATCTAACCCTATCCCACCTTTTAGTGAATCTCTAAGTTTGGAGAGAGAACTTGTTAAAGCCTCGACACCATTGACTGCCGACTGTGATGATGTTTGTATCTGTATTTCCAGTGCGTCAATCCTCATTGCGTCTGACATCTTCTTCCCCCTTTTCGTTGAATCTTGCGTTATTGTTCACTGCGAACATTTCCATAAATTGCTTAGCCTTAGCTCTATTCGTTTCTTCCTGCTTTTCCTGAGCCTTTTCTATCGCTGTATCTCCGATTGGATATGCCTCACTGAGATATTCGATAGGTTCATGCCCACCAATAACAGGTGTTACTCTTAATATTGCGTCATAGATATATCGCCCTTGTAACCATGCCATCTGATTAGCTTTCGTGGTTCTAATTTCCTCAGCTTTTCTAAATGCCTTAACTATGGTTGGGTCATCATTCCAAAATTGGTCATACGTCATACCTATTGCCAAGTAATATGGGAACTGTTCATCGAAAATATCCGTATAAGGTGTTAGAGAGAGATTTTTAAGTAAAACCTCTCTCCTATCATCCATTGAGTAGGGCGACGAATCCTCTAAAAATCCGTCGTCCACTCCAAGTTTCCCTTTTTTGCCGGCTCCTCAACAAGTGTCATGATAGGCTCGTTATACATTTCTGCCAACTTACCTATTAGCTCAGATTTGTTGCTCATCTTCTCGTAAATCTCATCAACTAGCTTACGCTGTACGAATCTGTGATGTGCTAGAAATGAGCCAGCGAACAGTTCAGGAAGAGTGCTCATTGGCTTTGTGTCGACTTCTGACGCAATAAACCCTCTCTTTTCCATCTCTGCTACGGTCTTTCGTGTAAACTCTAGTGTGTAATCTGTTCCATCATAAGTAAATTTTAGCTGTTTCATTTTATATCTCTCCTTTTCGTATCTTTAGCTTATACTGTAGTATCTAGTGTGATAGGTGTAGATGGTGCGATAGAAATCTTCATCTTAACAACCTCGTTGACACTACCACCGTTAGGTGGGGTCACTGTCAGCTTGCCCTTGAACCTAAACTTACCATCGTCGCCCTTTGGTGTTAGTGCTCCAGCTGTTTCTGTACCACCAAACCATACTCCATATTCCTCTTCCTTACCCTCGAGTGCCTTTAGCTTTTTATAATCAGCCAGTGTGTAGTTAGCACCGAACTCGAGTGTACCACCTGATAGGATTCCCGGCTCAGATGTTTTCATGCTGTCTGATAGTGTTGTTGTGTCTAGCATTTCAGGTGCACCACCAAGGTCAGGAAAACTTGTGATATCAAGTACCTTTTCCCAAGTAGATGTATTCTTTCTCATTAAAAAAGTCTTATATGTGATTATTGCCATAATCTTTACCCCCTATAAATTTTCTTTGATGTTGATATAACTGCTCTATATTGAGCAACCATTCGATAGATTGTAGCGTCGTTTTCGTTTTGTATAGGGCTTGCTCCCATTCGATTGAACCCTAACCCACTAAATACGTCGTCCACAATCGATAATATAGCTTTACATTCAGCCTTTTTACCACTAACCTTGTTCGAGTAGATGTTGATTCGATACATCACCTGAGCATGATTCTCGACACAATCTGTACTTCTAGTCCTACGATAAGTCTGATTGTCCATCTCCACGATAGATACACAAGGGAATGATGGTGGTGCTTTCACGTATTCACCTGTGATAAATATATTCTTGTACATTGCTCTTAACTGCTTAGATACAGCATTGAATATTTCGTTTTCTATATCTATCATCCATAAACCCCTTTTACTATCTTTGGTAACTCTGAACACACTACCATCAGTGCCTCATACATCGGTGATTGCATTGGTGTACCATGAGTGAGTATAAGTTCGCCACCGTCCATATATCCCCACACATCTCTTCGACCTAGACCATGACCATAACTACCTATCGTCATTCCCAGCTCGTTACCTTTTTCATGAGGAGATTGACCAACTGAGCCATTGTGGTACACACCTGCACCAAACTCGACCCACACTGCGTCCTCACCTTTTGCAATCACAACGGTTGTGTTACCACTGCTTGTATGTGATACTGTCACATTAGCTTTCTCAGTTCTACCATTCAGTAGGTCACTGACAATCGCTGAATCAAAACCTGACTGAGCGTGAGATTCTAGCACTTTTGCTATCTCTTCACGCAAAATTTGTTCTTTTTCTAAGAGACCCGACTTATATCGCTCTAGCTTTTGGATAGCCTTATCGATACTATCCTGCGACAACTCCACCTTAATCTGCATTATGATACCGTCACTTTACTAATCGCCACAAGTGTCGAATTAAGACTTTTTGCGACTTTCTTCACGATGTAATTATGTGGTGTTAAGATTTGACCATCTGCGTCTCGTCTCAGTTCACCACTCGTTGTGAGTAAAGGTACGGTGTCTATCCACAAAATAGTGTACTCGTCTATCGGTGGCGACACTTTATCTAATGCGATTACACGGTCATAATTCTCAGTGTCACCAAAGAGCTGACTTTCTGTCTCCCCTTTTGCCGATGATATATTAGCTCTGAGTTTTATTGGGTCAGCTCTATCGATTCGATATTCACCTGTCCCATTACCATATTCGTCGATTATCTCCGACTTGTCGATATAGGGCGAATACCAAAATGATGTCTTATTTCGCTCTAAGCATTTCACTTCATCACCCCCACGATAGGTGTGATTTGAGCAAGTAGCGTTTCAGCTATATCCCCGGATTCATAGTTTCGAGAGATACCATTTTCAGTATGTATTGTCTGCCCCTCTGCCCCTCTTTTATTGAGCAAATATACTGCTATCTCACATTGCATGATTTCATACTTCTCAGGTATCGTTTTATTTTCGCCACTAAACGGATATAACCTGTTTAATATTTTCTTCTCTGCAATTTTGAGGTAGGTGAGCAAAGTTTCATCAGTGTCAACCCCCTCTGACATTGTCTTTACCATACTGAGTTTTTCATCATCTGTCACTTTGCTACCCCCTTACTATTGAAAAGAAAAAATGAATGAAAACCAAATTAAGGTGTAATGATAATCTTCACTGCCTTTGATTCATCAGTGAGTGCCGCAACATAGTATTTTCTTGAGTAAATACTATTCTTTCTGATATTAGCGTCTCTCTGCTGTTCAATTTCTGTGCCCTTTTTGTTAAAGAGTGTTACAGCGTCCTTTACACCGACAATGCAAGTACCTGCTACAGCGTCTTTCTTTGTGTAGAGATTGATTCCTGCTACAGTACCTACATAACCTGTTCTAGCAAAACTCTCGACATACTTTAGGTCGTCTTTTAGAGCCTTACGTACAAGTGCCATGTCTTTTGGGTTTACAAAACCAAATGCGTTGATGTCCTGTGGGTCATTATCAGTACCCTCGATATTTATAAGTGAGAGTGCGTCAGCAAATGCTCCAAAGTCATATGCCTTTGGTTGTACCTTTAGTTTCGCCTTGTTGTACTCAGCGAAGATATCAGCATTTACTGTGTTAAACATATCAGCACCCATGTACTTTAGTCCTGTTGGGACAAGCATTGGGTCTGTCATGTTCTGCTCATCAAAATACTCGAATCTGCTCTGAGCTAGTGCGATTGTGTAAGGTCTTTCTGTGTACTTCACCTCGATTGACTTTGTGTTTCCTGCACCCATTGCTAGCTTTTCAGCTCCATTGACTGCACTGTACACGTTAATCTTACGCTCCATGCCCGGTGTACCAACTAGAGTGTTGTCAACCTTACAAAACTGTGTCAAATCGAGATGTGACTTATATGCGTCCTCAATCTCATTTGATAGATAAAAATTACTATATATTGTGTGTGCCATTATTCTTTACCCCCTGTATATAGTGCCTCATATTCTGTTGGATTCGCATTTGCGAACTCCAATCGCTCGCTTGGTGATAGCTTTCTGAATGCCTCTAGGGTGAGTTTTTTATCCGTATTACCACCCTCTGGCTTTGGTGTAGAACCGAGGATATCTGCCTTAATCTTGCTTTCCACCCCTTGTAGGTGTGCCTTTTGATTTGCGAATACCTTGTCATTGTCCCCATCAACCATCGCTGTGGCTGTATCTGTAGCCAACTCATCGCTATAGCCCATTGCTAGGAACTGAGCCTTGTACTTAGAGACCTCACTGTCCCTTTTAAGATTCGCATAGGCTTTCTGCAACTCGTCAAATGCCTCTTTATCTTCCTGAGCCTTTCGCTCATCTTCGCTCATCTTATCCCTCAGCTCTTTCTTCTTAGACGCTAACTCGGACGCTGTTTTGTCAAATACCTCTTTCTTTACATAACCTGTGTAGTCAGGGTCATCAAATTCATAACCCTCGAGTGCTTTCAACTTTTCAGCCTCGCTCATCGCCTCATATCCGACAATCTTTGTCAAATCAATCTTCGCCATAATACCCTCTTTCCGTGTTTTTACATCTTCTCTGATTCTTTGTGTTTTTACTTCTCTGTATCATTTTGTGTTTTTACATCTTCTCTGATGTCATTATCTAAAACGGTGGTTTCCGTTTTATCATCTTTATGTTGATTGTAATAGTCCATGCTCATTGTGTATGCCGATTCGCTATCGGTAAACAATCCACTGTGAGAAAATGCTAGCTGTGGGTGAATCATCTTGTTATTTAACATTGAGATTAGCACCTGTGACTTGCTCTGTACTGCCTCATAATTTCGACGTGTGAATCGCATGTCTATATCTTTCAATCTGAGTGTCATACCACCCATATCTCGACAAATTTTGAGCACCAACTTTAACATTCGCTTTTCAGAGCGTTTGAATACATTCTCGCTGTCTTTAGCTCTCGCCTCAGCGTCCGACCAACCATCTCGCAAAACAACTGCCGACCCTGTATCACTTGTAGATGTGCCACCATTACGATTAGGCATGCCACATATTGTGAGTACCGACTGATACATATCATTTTTCAAAGTCTGTACTTGTACTTGATTTAACTCTTTTACAATAAGGTCAACATCTATATTGCCACCTTGACTATTAGGTGGAATCTTAATCGCACCAGCCTCGAGGAACTTCTTAAAGTCATCAATATCTATATCACAACCCACAAACTTCCAGTATGCTTGTACAAACTGCTCCACGCCATCCATACGATTGCTATCGACTGTGTTTATTGCGTCCAATAGTGGTAGCACGATTTCAAATGCACCTAACCTCGAATTATTAGCAGGGTACTCGAATATTGGAATCATCCCGAGTATGTGCTTTTTCGATTCGATAATTTTACCATCGCAAATCCTATAATAATCTGTGTCAGTATAGACCGATTTGAATACTCTACCATCCTCGTCGACACGCTCTTTAACAGCTAGCAAGGGCTTATCGCCAATTTCGTTCGAGTAGACAACATATGTTGTCTACTCGAACGAAATTGGCGATAAGCCCTTGCTAGCTGTTAAAG